CAACTTCGTAAGCCCGTGGCTGATCCCCTTCTTGGGCTACCTGAATCACGCCGTCTAGAGCGTTCTTGCCCATGTTGACAAGTTCCTTCAGGTTCTCGCGCACCACCTCGTAATCGGTCTTGAGATCCTTTTGTAGTTTCTCATCGGTGAGAGGAACAGGATCAACCTTTGCAAGAACTGCATGAGGCGGAACAATAGACTTCACTGGCTCTGTTCCCAGAGCCTTTTCAATACCATCAAATCCACTCATGGTCTACTCCTTAAATATTCCAATCCACAGTTATACCACCCGATGCCATTCCTGCTGCGTATGTGGTGCCTCCACCTGACTGTGGCTGATACACCTTGGCATACGGAGTGTAATTGTTGGCATTGGAATTTGCACCACAGGCTCCAGAAATTCCAGTAATCACATCACCGTAATTACCGTGATCGGTTGTGCTGCCTGCGCTGAAGCCGTCCCCAAACACATCAAAATTCCACAGCCCTGCTTTAATGGAGCGAATTTCCTTGTAGTTGCGCGTGGCTCCAAACAAGTAAGTCTTCATTGTGAAGTTCAGCGTGAAGATGATGGAACGGCGAGTTTCAAAATCGCCTTCGTAGTCTTCTTCAGACGAAACCGAATTCAAGTACAGCGGAATGTCCACCTTCTTGTTGATGTCGTCAAAGTTCACAGTCATCACGAATTCAGGAGCAAAGTACGGTAGAATCTGCTCCACGATACGCAGCCCGTCATCCATGTTTCGCACATACACATACAGCGCAAAATCAATGTTGTACGGCACTTCTGCGTAGGTGTAATTCACCCCAACAGGACTGCTCGTAGTGGGACGCACAAAATGACGAGTAGCACTGTTGCGCTTGCGAGTGGCATCGTAGTTGTATCCCGCAATCTCAAACGCCATGCGTGGCAGTGTGATCTGATTCGGGTTTGAAAAATACGGATCGCCCGCAAGCCGCACCTTGTACTTCTCCTTGGGAGCATACGAGATGGGCACCAGCAGCGTCTTTGTGCCACCGCTTTCAGCCTTGTCAATGTAGATTTGATTGAACAGCGAACCGAAGGCTACCACCATGCGGCGAATGGAACCGTTATAGAATGGGGTAAACATTAGTAGTTGCCCTCACTAAACGGATCAACTTCAGTGAAATCAAAGATGTCATCACGCTTGGATTCAAGATCCAATTCCTCGTTGTCCTGCTGATCTTGGTGTGCCACGCGAACATCAGTGGTGTAGATGCCCGAGATGGCATATGTGTATCCGCTGTCGTTGCCCCTGATGATGTCTCCCACCTCAAATACGCCTTCTTGCGTGTTGACGCGAATATAGTAACTGCCCACGGTGGGATGGGGATACGGACGGTACTCCACCCGACCGTAGGCGTGTTTGTCGCCTGATGTGCCTGTGTACACTTCTTCGCCGGGATACAGATCGCCAACCCATGCTCCGAGTGTGAATCCAAGAGCGTAAGAAGACTTGATATTCATCACCGCATCCAGTTCGCTTTCGCCGGTGTCAATCTTCTCGTTGGAGAACTTGAAGGCTTCACACGACAGTTTAAACGAGTACCGATCACCCGCCGGATAGAACGGGTTGTCGTGCTTGACAAACTTGATTTCCATCATGGAGTACGGGTAGTCAAAGAATATTACATCGCCTTCACGGGGACGACCGAGCCGCTGTATGTCGGGGTGGTGTCCCATGACATCCATGAACCGCTTTCGGGACACAATAAACACCGCAGAGTCTTTCACATCAAGCCCGAAGCGCGACATTTCAGAGTCGCCCTCAAACCCTTCGGCGTTCTCCAAGTACATCTCAATACGATTGGCATCAAGGAATTCCGAAACTTCTTCACCAAGAATAAGGTCTTCCGTGACTTTTTCACGCGGAATGTATATCATCTCATGCCCGTGGATTTTGATGACCTCGGTGGTGAGTGATTCAAGGAGGCTTTGTTCCCCCTTCTTGTTCCTGCGAAAATACGGATTAACTGTCATGGTTATCCTGTAATGAAGTCAGGTGGTTCCTGATACTTGAGCAGTACTTCTTCTTCAATAGCCTGTATTGCTGTAGTGGCTTCCTCGTAAAGACGCGCACCGTTGAATGTAATGTTTCCTGGCAGCGGAATGCCCTCGTACTTAGACAAGTTGGCACCCCACTGCTGTTTGATGAGAGCCGTGGCGTATTTCTTCAGCATGGGATCGTTCCACGCTTCGCTGTATTCCGCGGGATCAATGATTGCGTATCCTTCAATCAAAATGTATTGGTTAGTGTCAAAATCACTCCAGTTCATGTCAATATTCAGTTTATTGTTGTACTTGTTGAAGCGAATCTGCTTTTCAGGATCAAGCAGTTGCTGCAACATCTCAATGTACTGCATGGTGGACACATAGTAGTTCATGTTCATGTTGCCTGTGCGGAGTCCGTAGAAATCCGTGAGTGCCATCTGATATCGAACATTGAAAATGTTGTTGACCTGTAAGTTGAAGCCAACCTGAAACACCCTCGTGATATTAGCAATTTTTGGTCCGTTGGGATCAAGATTGTCCGTGTTGATATACTTGTTGGCGACATCTTGTGCAGTTATCTGATACTTCCAGTACTGCCGCTGCATACCCAACGAGTTCCAGTCATTAAAATACTGTATAGCCTGATCAAGACGATCTTCCACTTGGGAATCGTCCACATTGATTTCGATTACTGGCGCACCTAGAGCGCGGAGGCAGTAGTCTTTGAATTCTTGTCGGGTGGTTGGCTTCGCCATCGTGTCTCCTTTACCCCTATTTAGAAGACTACGCGGCTAGTGGTTTTCCTGCTGTAGCCTCTGCAACAATCTAGCCAATTCACCCTCACGGTTGCAGATGCGGTCGCATTCAGCATCGGTGGACGGTAGATACAGCAGATTGTGCCCGTCTGTAATGTAGTGCCGAACTCCTCGTTCGTACACTCGCGTGTGAAATCCGTGTGGAGCCGAATACCGAGGCTCTAATTTCAAAAAGTCGGAAAACCGATATTGGGTATCGTTGATCTGCACCGTTCCGTCTATTCCATAATGTATGAGTTTCATATGAATCAACGACCAGGAGAAAACCCGTCAATAGGAACAATAGCCTTTTCGTCAATAGTGTATTTAACTTCAGGAGCAGTGTACACCTTGGTGGTCTTGGACACCGCAGAAATTGTGAAAGATGGCGAGTTTGGGGTGACCTGTGCAGACAGTTTTTGCACAAAAGAATCACGACTCAATCCTTCAATCTGCCGCAAACTCGCAAAGTTACTGGATCCACTCACCGCTGATTTCACCGATGCTGTATCTTGATACGAATATGTGTAGTAACCGGCAACATCGGAATACAGCGCAATCACCGCAGATTTACTGAATTGGTATGAAATACCGTCCGCGGAAAATATGGTGTACATTGCTCCGGAGGCTCCCGACAAAACAACTCCATCGTATAGCGTTCTCAAATCCTCAATATTTTGTTTTGTTGGCAGGAAGGAAAAAGGTCCACTAGAGAATGCTCCACCAGACACTCCAGTTGAGTACAGTTTAGGGAAGTCTCCAGACGCACCCGTGGCTCCACGCATGGCAGCGGAACCAATCAGATACAGTTGAGTGTTGTCCGCAAGAGAAGACTTTACAGTCTTTACTTCAGCCAAGTTCTTCAACTGCACCACCGATGTGGGAATCAAGCACGCGCCGCTGTCGTATCCAAACACATATCCAGCAGACCCACCTGCAACATACGCAATATGCCCCGTGGAAATTCCCGAGAACAGCGGAAGCCCGTGTACAGAATCCTGCATGGCATCAATTGTGCCCACATACAGGTTGCTCGTCTTAACATCGGGATCAGTATTGGTGTACATATGAGTAGAAATCACCTTGGACGGTCCGCTCACAGGGAATATGGATTCTCCCTCTGGTCCGTGTAAGGTGGTGTGCCAAATGGTGTACGCACCCGATGACTGACTAGTAGTTGGAACTGTGCAAGTGGTTCCGTGTGCAATACCGCGAAGAGCCGTGGATGAAGTGCCGCCGCTCACAACAATATCGTCCAAGTACCCCTTGAGCGGCTTGTTGCCGTGCGGACCACCACCAATGGAGAACGGTGCAGCGTTGAATCGGATGTTGCCTGAAAGTCCTGTTTGTTTTGCAATGCGAGTGCCGTTCCAATATGTGGAAACACACGCAGAGTTGCCTTGGTTGCTGTACGCAAACGCAAAGTGGTGCCACTGATTCAGTGATACACCTGCGGGGGACGCATTCACCGTGTACTCAAATCCGGCTGAAGAATACGAGTTGGACGACACCATGAGCAGCATTCGTGTTGCGCTGTTGTCGTACTCCAATTGGAAAGAGTCGTTTACCGTACCTGCGGTTCCGCTGGTGGTCTTGGCAAGCACGATGGGATCGTATGCGCCTGACGGAGTGGACGAAAAGTACAGGAATCCCGATGCCATGAAGTACGGCAGCGAAGAGCCAGGATAGGTGTAGTCAGGAATGCGAAGACACGCAGCCTGTGTGTCGGTGTCCAAGTACGATCCCTTGAACTGCGCGCACTTCTGTCCCACGATGGTTCCGCTTGTCACGCCTATGTTGGTGACAACGGTGGGGTTGTATGCCGTAGCCGTAGCCCCGCTCAGTACAAGATTGTTCACCACCGTTGGGTGCAGGGTGGACTGAAACAGGAGTTCTCCACGATTGAACTGACCAAACATCAGCCCTGTTAGTTTTTGTTCTGTGGTGGGTGGAAGTGTTATGGACGCAAAATAGGTGTCTCCCGCACCACCAGCACCATATTTAAAAACTTCTGAAACAGAAACCACCGGAATAGACGAGTCTAGCACATACGGAACATACTGTGAATACACAGCAGGTTCGTAAGTGCGATCATTAAACCCAACAATTGTTTGAGTTACTTCGCCGGTTGTTTTATTTACTAGGATCAGATTTTTTGCCATGTTTGTTTCCGCAAGTCAGATTAACTATTTGTGTTGTAGAAAATAGAACTCTTCTTCCCGTTTGCCACCGCTCCACTTGGATCTGATGCGCCGTTTGCTGTGGTAACACTAGAACCGGTTGTAACACTGCCTGCGTAGGTCAATCCAATAGTACCGGCGGCATTTCCCGCTCCACATGACGCAAGGGGAGAATCTGATTTCCAATCAAACACCGCAGGCATAATCCATCCAACTTTACGAACTGCTTCTCCTGATGTAGACCAAATACCAGCAGTTCTTCCACCACCCACGGTTGGTTGTGATCCGGTATTCTGCCACCAACGGTAGTACTGACTAGTAGTTGGCAAATTGTATTTGAATCCGGGTGCGCGAGACATAATGTTTTGTGTTGGTGTGCCGCCAGCACTGAATATATGGGCAAGTTGAGTGGCTGCAATACTGCTGTCCGTGGTGATTCCTGCTGGAATTATTCCAAGTCGTGATCCCGAATTAATAGAATAGAAAGACAAATTTGGACTAATACCATTGGTGGCTGTGACTGCCGGACGGGTCTGTTCCGCTGTTCCAAAACCATCAAATGCAGACACGATATTAACTGTTTCGGGTTGGACGAATACACTGGATGCTTTAGATGCAAGTAGAACTATCGCAGGCTCAACCGTACCAACACCAAGCCCACTCTGAATAGTAGTCCACGCGGGAGTTCCATACGGCTCAAACACACAAACAACCGCTGCGTGGAAATTATTTGCTCCTGTGCTTACACTGGGGAATTCAACCACAGAATTTACATCAGCAGCAACACAGGTTTGCTGAATAGTTCCTACTACTGTGTCTACACAAGGCTTGAACGCCTTGGCGTACACCGATCCCAAACCAGCGTATGAACCGTTTCGAACCATAACTGCGTGATTTGCTGCGCCATTGATAAGAAGTGCGCCCATTTCATCGAATTCAGAATTTTGTATATCACCACCATTTAATTTCTCATTGTGCCCCAAAGACGCAAGCAGTTTGGAACTGTCTGCCAAGTACACTGCACGATTGTCGGCAGCAGTAAAAATCAAATTTTTGCGAACACTCAAAGTAGAGTTGCGATACACGCCCACTGATGTATCAAAACTGTCCGTTCCCGTGTGCCAACGGTAACTACGATAACCGGCTATGGGATACGGCAGTCCTGTTCCTGCTGTGGTTACGCCAGTAATTGATTGCCCACCTGCGGCAGTGGTCTTGAATGCGGTCTTTCCAATTTCAAACTTTCCGCCAGATAGAGTGGTTTCATTGTCGCTGAACGCGATGAATTCAAGTGTGTATCCGGTGCCCGTGCTAATACTGTTGAAATCGTCTTGCAGCGAAAAACTCAATCCATTAATATCACCAACACGGTATCCGTACACATTCAGATTCTGATAGTAAGCGGGAACTGGAGTTCCGGCTACCGAGTGCGTGGATGTGTACTGCCCTGAACTATAAGCCGCAGTTCCACCGCCTGCAATGTTGGTTATGTATCCAAGTGTGTATCCAGTGGCAGCACCTGTTCGCATGAACACTGCGGCTGCTGTGTAGCCGTTTTGGAATGCTTGATTGGAGTTTGTTGTGTTTTCGATTCCACCCCAAGACGGTGGATACATGAACGAGTAAGTGTTTCCGCTTGATGCAGAAGAACCCGCAAACACAGGAATCCGCAACACAAACTGAAAACGGGGCAGGGCACGGTTCGAATTTATCACTGCACTGCGTACTGTGATATTAGAATTGTCGGTTGCCACAATTGCTTGTCTTCCGTACTGTATGAAGCAGCCTTGTTCTGTGTGATAGAACGCTGAAAACGGAAGCAAACGGTCAACCTCGTATCCAATCTGTACTGTTGACGAGCGTGCATATATTCCAGTTTCCACATTAACTGCTGTGAGTACTGGAGTATTATCAGGATCACCTAGTTTGGCGAAAATGCTGTACGCACCAGAAGTATGTACTCCAGTGAATGTGGTGTATGAGTTTTCACTAGAAATATTTGCGTAAGTGGTAATTGTGGAATTAACTGCACATATTGCAAACTCTGCGTGATACACACCCAAGTGACGAATGCCCACGGTGGCGTTTTCAGCGCGAAGCAATGCAGTACCCCAAAAAGACGCATTTACTTGCGGAGAAAATTCTTCCGTGGGATACAGTGCATTCAGTGCTTTGGTTTTGTTTGCGTTAGCATTAGGCACAGTAAAATCATTTGCTACAAGCATGAAATTGCGAATGGCTTTAATCGTTCCACCAGAGATATTGAACAGTGGTTTCGTACTTGTAGCAGTTCTCTGTATGACCACAGGAAAACTTGTCACCAAGTGCGGCTGATCGGTGATTTGAGAGTCACCCGCAGTCCTGGTTGGGTAGGTACTAACCGTGCCTTGTTGTCCGTAATATCCGTTGGGCTTGCTGTACTGATTTTCGGGATAGTTGCTGGCTACGCCGTGCCACGGAATGGTGTTTCCAATGCCATTGCTGACAGCACCTTTGGTGTGTGGGGAGAACGCAGGAATTCGTGGATCGGTGTTGGTATTCTTGAAGATGAGCCGCAAATCAGTGGTTGATGTGGTTGCGTCTGCAATCTGTGCAAGCCCGTAAATTCCATTGGCGTGTTCATAGGAGTATCCGTGATTAAAGAACATATCACCGTAAATACCACTGCGAGTGGAACGCCGATCCAATCCATTGTAAAACACACCAGTTGTGGGATCACTATATGTGGCATTTGGATTGCCGGACGAACTCAATGACGGATTGCTGATAGCCACCCATCCGTTGGTGTCAGCGGCAACATATCCGTGGGTGTGCCCTGCAATGCAATTAGTGAGATTAACTGTGCCGGTGTGCCCGTGATACGAAATACGAGAAATGTCCCATGAGTAGTTCTGCACACGGTGCAAATACCGCTGCTTTACCGCTGCGGGATCGCCTTGAATAATAATGTTGCCGCCTTGTGGGTGGTACAGGTTGTCGGGAATTTCAGCATCCGAGTACGCATAGGTTCCACCCGCAAAGGTGATGTACAGTTGCCCATTGCCGGTGATGTTGTAGTTCTGTGCAAGGCTCCACGCCTTATTCAGCGAAAACACAGGCACATTGGCAGCCAGTCCAGTGTTGGAATCGCTGCCGTTGGGAGCCACATAGATGGTAAGGCTCGCGCCCGGCGCAATGATCTTTAAATCAAGAAGCGGATTGTTGGTTATAGATGGCAGTGATGAGTATGGCATGGTGATTCCTGTGGTGTGCTTTTACTACCTATTTAGCGTTTATCAGGCGGTTCTGTACGCCTGTATATGTCCGGTACCACGCCATCCTCCAGTACCATTGAATAGACCTGCCTGTGGAATTTCATTTACGAACTGTAAGGCTGCTTCATCATTTGCAAATTTCAGAACAGCACCACCTGGAATACCAGTGTATGTTCTTGCAAACACGCCGTCACCAGGATCGTAATTGTATGAGGGGAATATTACAATAATGGTATATGTTTCAGTTGCATTTCCTGGCATCGTGACTGGATTACTGATGGGTTCGTATCCTTGAGTAGTACTATTTGAAGTACCAGCCTTTCTGCTCCAATTAAAATTAAAAACAGTGGGAATCCAAACAGTAGAAACACCCACACCCGCCTGTGTGATACGCACACGATCCGTGCCGTTTGTGCGTAGCAGCAGATCGTTTCCGGCAGAACCAATTTGAGGGGTAACTGCGGTTCCTGTGTCTTGGAAGCGAATCAACGAATTTGTTTGTGTTGATTTCAAACGCAACATATCGGTGCCGCCGCCACTCACATCAAGCGTATAGGTGGGAGCAGGATCTCCAATACCAACCTTACCATCCCTATCAATAGTCATTCTGTTTGTTGCGGCATTTACTGTGCTTGCGCTATTGGTATAAAAATCAATAAATGTTCCGTAAGCACCATCACGCCGGAAATTGAGTGCCGCACCACCTCCACCACCCGAAGAAAAGGTTAGTGCTGAATTGGTTGTATTTGCTAAACTTCCGTCAAGGTGGATTGAAGAAATGTTCAATACAGAGGTTGAATACGAGCGCGCTGCGGCGGCGGATGATATTTGCAGTTTTGCTGATGGATTGGTGGTGTTGATACCTAGATTTCCACCGATTATAGTGTTTGTGGAATTGATGGTAGTAGACGCAGCCGCGATCACCACAGACCCAAGCCGAGCAGTTCCGTTTGTGGTGAGGTCTAGTGTATAACCAGGCGATGCAGTACCGATTCCCAAGTCACCCGCAGCAGACAGACAAAGTTTTTCAGTTCCGCCACATTGAAGCACATGACCGCTCCACGCATTCAGAACGCTGTTGTTGGATGTATCTGTTCCAATATAACTGTGGGCAGACGAAGTGCCGTAAGTAAATGCCCATGTATTACTAGATGTAGTCACATCTACTATAGCGAGGGGAGTGGTGGTTCCAATACCCAATCGTCCTGCATTACTCAACCGCATCCGCTCGGTGCCGCCCACTCCGTTGTTTGTCTTGAACACCAAGTCTTCGCCGCTGCCACCCGGACGCAGTGCGCCGTCACGCAGATCGCCCACAAGCAGGTTTGAGTACGGCAGGTCAAGCCCGTCAATAAGCGCAGCGCGTGTGTACGGCGTAGCCTTGATGATGTACCGCACCACGGTGTAGGGCGGCATATTGGCAACCAATCCGTTTGTACCAGGAGTCACATAAGCATAAGTGCCTTGTGCAACACCAGTACCAGCAGGAGTGACTTCTTGACCACCCTGTGAACCAAGCGGATACAGCCCTGCTATGGCAGAGTAGTTGTTTCCATCTGATTCCAGTTCATCACGATTGGTGGTGTTTGTTCCAATAGCAAATCGCCCACGCAAATCGGGGGTGTTGAAATGGGTAACAGCCACCGTGCTGACAGCAGCAACAGGCTGTGGACCGTTTGATCTTCGTTGTGTATTGTTCAGATTATCGTAAATGGTGCTATTAGTAACAGGAAGGAATGCTGCAACCCAACCCACCGTGGACGGAATCACATTCGGATATTCAAACCTAGAGTTTTTTACTCCTGTGTCCTGCACATATTTTGCAAAAATCTGAACCGTTACGGATGCAGTGCCTTTTGCAAGCACCCGTCCAATCAGAGCATAAGTGGTTGCTGTCCCTGTTGATATAAGACTCGCCGTGGGATCGTATAGAATGGTGTCTCCAACGGCAACTGATGAGAACCAAGTGGCGTATGTGGTGGTGTTCACTCCAATTTCTACAACATATCCGTATGCAGGCACACGATCACCACTACTGTTTTGCAGTTTGGCGTACAGATTGGGATATGTGCCAACCGCATACGAGTTGCCGTTGCACTCCAACCACGAATCAGGAATGGCAGAGCCAGCAAAGGGCATGATTGTGCCCACAGGCTGAATCTCGTCAATCGCAACAGTGGATGATCCACCAATCTGTGTGCCAAGGAAATTCGTGACCACATACTGATTGGTGGCAGCATTACGCACAACCAGTGGTTTTACAACCGAACCAATGGCACTAGGTGGATTGGCAGTGAGTCCTCCTGCAACAGAACTAGTCAAGAACAGCACAGGACCGCTGAAGCCGCTCAGAGTGGACACCGATGTAAGGTCAATCTCACCTGAATACACCACAGAGAATGAGTTTGCACTGGCTTCCGACACCACACCCACCACTTCCGAATTGGTTGCGCTGTCTGCTTGGGCTTTCACAAAAGAAGTGGACGCAACATCGTAACGCACCACATCACCCACGGCAAACGAGTTTGCTGTGGCAAAGGTCTTGACCAGTTTGGAGGTGTTCTGTACGCCACCTGAAAGATAGAGTGATGATCCCATGTGTGTGTCTCTTTAGTGAGATAGAATTATGACTTGTGTGTACGGCATTAGGCAGTTCTGAATGCGATTGCAATTCCTCTGTAAGTGCTTGGGCTAGCGGTGTGCGTGAATGCAGCGGAACTTGCTGCATGAGTAGTGGCAGCAACCAATGCACCGCTACTTGATTCATTCACGATGTACACGCCATTCCATGTTCCTGCGACTGAACCAAGTTTATTATCACCGGCTCCAGTCTTCACTGCAAATGTAGATGCCGGGTATTGGTAGTTGATTGTAATTGTCGATGCATTGGTGACCGTGTATGCAACTATAGCAATACCTCCAACTTCCGTATTTAGCAAACTTGCATAATTTCCAAGACCGAGCAGCGTCTTCACTGTGGCTGCGCTCAATGCAGTAACATTTCCGGAGGATCCAGTGGAATTTCCGAGAATAGTTGCAGTAGCGATTTGTGCGACAGATGCAAGAGAAACTGAATTGCTTGGAAGAGAAACCGTTCCTGTCACAGACAATCCAGCAGTAGAAGTGATTCCTGCCGCAACAATAGTTTTAGCCACACCCACACCGCCCGCCACTATGAGCGCACCCGTTCCCGTAGAAGTGGATGATGCTGTGTCGGTTATATTAACAAAAGTGCTTGTATTAAATCCACCACTGGTCAATTTGATACCACCACTCACATCTAGTGTAGCCGCAGTAATTCCCCCACCCACATTCAGCGCACCCGCAACACCCAATCCACCACCAACCGTGAGCGCACCCGTTCCCGTAGAGGTTGAAGAGGTAGTTGATGGAATAGTAACAACTCCAGTAGAATCTGCACGCAGAACCTCACTAGTAGAATTCAGTAATTTGACAGCACCTGATGCATCTTCTGTGCGTAATATCAAATCCGTGCCAGAGTGCTGAATATACCCCTTTCGCACCCCACCACGATACAAACTCATATACGGAGAGTTTACAGATGACGATCCTTCCATACGAATGGATTCGTCCAATGCGTTGAAAATATGCAGTTTTGCTGTTGGACTAACTGTCCCAATTCCTAGATTTCCGCCGTTGTACACCATGCTGTTGGTGTTCACCGTGAGGAGTTCGGTGGGAGTGTACGCAGTTCCCACCGCGTTGTTGTTTGCTGCAACGGTGTACAGTGCAAGACCAGGATACGAAGAACCAGTATATCCGACTTCCAGTGCAGCACGGGGTGGACTGCTTTCAGCCCAAGTGCTTTCGTAACCTGCCACACCCGAGCGCGGACGCATTCCGTATGACAACACAGTATTTGCGCTGCTGAATTGAGAACCGAAAACATTCAGTGTTGTAGGGTATGTGCTGTCTGTGCTATCGCTACTAGCACGCCCAACCAAAATATCACCACCTTGTGTAGCCGTGGCGCGTCCACCGCGAATCACGCCCTTGACATCCAGTGACGCACCATTAAGTCCATTACTCGAATACCCAATGTCCACCGATCCGGGACGGCGGAACGGCAAGCGCATGACTTGCTGCCCACCTGCAATATTGGTTCCAATATTAACACCAAATTTCAAGTCTGCGGCACTTCCACACGATCCAAGATTCTGTACAAGCAGGTCTTCCAATCGGGCACCAGCCGACAAGCCTTGCACATCGGTCACATCACCACGATACGAGAACAAGTATCCACTCCAGTTGCCAGCACTGCTGCTTGTAGACATCAGCAGGGGCTTGCGAACTGTTCCCGCTTGGGTGGGATAGTTTACGGCAATAGACGGAGTGCTACTTTCCAAACACGAATATGGGGTGGATCCCACGCAGTCTTTGGCAAGGAAATACACGGTTCCGTTTTGTGGAGTTCCGTATGATGCTGGCAGAGAGAGTCCAGAAAAGAATCCGTCCATGAGCAGAGTGAATGAACTGTTCACGCCTGATGTGCCAATGGCAGCAGCATCAGTGGTGGAAATCACCATGCCTGCAAGTTCGGCTTCTTCTGCGCTGTTGGCTTGGGCTTTCACATATGCACCGTTAGAGTACACATATGCGTATGTAAGACCATCTGTGCCAATATATGTGACACCTCGGGATGCCCCATCCCACCGCACGAAATCACCAATCTTGAACTGATTCAATTGTGTGAAAATGGTTCCCACTGAATTAGCGGTGGCTATGTTCACTGGCGAACTCAGCACACCACCCGTGAACGGATACACGATACCAGAAGTTGCACTTGTGGCAATGAGTACCGCTTTGTGTACCTGTGCTGCTGCTTGCGGCTGTGTGGGCGTGATGCGTCCTGCGGAGTACGGGCTAAGATAGTACACCGAACCAGGCGTAAGAGCAGCACCGCCTTCGGTGATAGACGAGAAGTTACCAAAAATTTCACCCAAGAAGGTGATTTCAAAGTTGTTGGTGTCAATCACGCGAGACACCAAACCAACAACTTCGGCTGTGTTAGCCGAATCGCCTTTGGCTATAGTATATACAGATCCATTCAAATATAAGGGCTGTCCAAACACAAATAAGTGATTAGACTGAGTGACCACCTTTCGGTTTGCACCCGAAGGAATGTTCACAAAGGGCTGCGATCCGTAAGTGGAGCCGTTCAGCACCTGAATGAACGCAGTGGAACCGGTTGGAGCGTATCGGGTGAACTCAATGGTACGACCACTGGTTGTGCCTGCAAGACCAGTACTTGTGAGATTGATCAGCACTCCGTGATCGGAAGTGGAGCCGCCGTCAATCTGCACTCCGCTGCCGTGAACACGCAGTGACCCGCCGTTGTGTGGGTAGATACCGCTTGTGGCTCCGCTGAAGCCGATGTGGGTGTTGGCACGCCACACACCGGTGATACCGTGAACCTGTGTGGTCTGCCACAGCCACTCTGCTGTACCACCGCTTCCGCGATTGAGCAGAATGCCACCACCACCGGCAGTATTGATTTTGCCGTCACTAGCCTCAGCAGTATCACCAAGCACAATGTTGTAGTCGTCAATCGTTACAATGTTTGCGTTCAGCGTAACCATTCCAGAGTTGAATGTAACATTACCATTGAATGTCACACCACTGCTGAACAACACAGGCTGTTGAAATGTCAAGCCCTTGTTCACATTGTCAGAAAGCGAAACCGACAGAGTTCCACCAGCAGCCAGCGTACCCGAAATGGAGGTGGAATCCACAAAATCGTAAACCTTGAGTTTGTTGATCTTGTTTATTGCGGTATTGGTGACATCCAACCACAGATTGAAATTATCCCCCAACTGAACAGTCTGTACGGGGATTGTATTATTTTCTGCTGGTCCTGTGCTTGCTGCCATGTGTTATTCGCTCGCCTGTAGGGTTTTCAGTGATTCTTGGAGGTGTGCAACCTGCTGCTTCAAGTTATTTATCTCCGCTTTCAGTGACTCAATGTCTTCAGCCACGGTCTTTTTTTGACGAAAAGCCTCAATTGCTTCCGCATCAGCCAGCACCACTGCGCCAGTTCTTCTGTCTCGTAAATACCGTTTGTCACTCATGGCTTACTGTATGAAACTCACTGTGCGGATGGTACGCACAGCAGGAGTCTGATAGTAGGTGGAGTTTGCAGCGGGTGGAGTCAAGTCCACGCGGATCTGATACGACTTGAAAAATTGTCCGCTTGGCAAAGTACCACGGAATACTGCTTCACGGAAATCTATTTCCGATGTGCTGGTGAATGTGGGGTTGCTGCGGGTGAGTGGGGTCCACCCCTTACTGAATACTTCACCTTCTCCGTTCAGAGATGCGCGATACCACACTGTTACGGTTGAAGAAGACGGGATATTTGCGTCAAGGAACACAGCCAATCCGTTGGACGCAGACGAATCTGCCAGTTCAACCACCCGCGAAACATAGCGAGACACGGGTGTGACGGGGACAGCGAACATCTTCACACCCGTTCCGTATAGAGCCGCGGTGTCCACCACAGGGGAAACCGTGGTGTCTGCGCCTCGCGTGAGCGAGTATGTGAGTACTGGCGCAGTGGTGTACAGAGTATTCAAATATACAGACTCGTTGTTTTTGAACCCCGTGCTATTCATTGTACGGGACACCGTGCAACTAGACGGAACAAGTTCAGGTGCGTACACTTTGAACACCTGCGAATCAGTGACACCCGGTACAGCAGAATACACCGCTGTTCCCGTTGCACTGCTGAATTGGCAACGATTCAGCGTGAACATTAGGTCAACGCCTGTATTGGCAACAGCAGGACCAATACCTTGAGTGGTGAAAAGTGTTCCCACCAATTGGTTATTACCTGCACGACCCGCATCCGAGCCAGAGGTCTGTGTGGAGTTTACTGATGCGTCAGCAGCAAACAACTCGTAGTCATCGCTGTTTGCAAGCACGCACAGCGAGTATTCGCCTGGCTCAAGATACACAGGGCTGCTGAATGTAAAGCCGGTTGCCGTGGGAGCCGTTGCGTTTGCGTTTACCGCAGCAGGCAGTTTGGTCACGGTGCTGAACGGCAGCACCACAGACGGAGAAGGATATCCAGAAACCGTGGGACGGATCTGTACCGTGACAGGCAGAGCCGAATCCTTGCCCGAGAAGTACAAATTCACGCTGTTCACAAATATTCCATCAGAATTAGTCTTCTTGTCCACGAAGAAGGTCTGTGAAAGCGGATCGCTCCAGTGGGTGTTTTCCACCGAATCAATGTCGCGGTTGAACGGATCCTTAGCCACGGACTCGCTGGCGGGAGTCTGACGGCGCAGTTCCGGTGGACGAGTGGAATACGATCCCGCAACACGCTGATCAATCAGACCTGTGCAGTAGTAGGTGGCTTCAGCAGCAATGGTGGAGTTGGCGGTTACCGCACTATCGGATATACGAACCGTGCGCTGTCCTGCAAGGAATCTGCCCGCAGAAATTCCAAAAGACACGGTACAATATCCGTAGGCATCGGTGCTGATGCCGCTCTTGACCACTTCTCCATCAAAGTACACAGACAGTCCCGTGGCATTGGGCTTGAGTCCATTGACAGTTGCTGTTACGGTCTTGCGCGGAATGTACGGCACTACGCTGCGATCTACCACACGAGAACCAATACGGTGCTTGATGCGGTTCTTGAGTTGACGAGCGGTAATGTAGTTGCTGTTCTTTTGGTCAATGCTTTCCACCTTGCGGTTCACACCAACCCGAACGCTGCCTGAGTTGAAAGACGGAACAGCAGAAACAGAACTCACATGGGGAAGTTCCACCATGCGCTTCTGAATGTCGTCCTGCTCTTCTTCCACCTGTTCAATTCCTGTCCACAGACTTTCCCACTCGTTCCATTGTGTTCCAAAGCCACGATCATCGTTGGCATTGGAAGACAGCCAGTTGTCGTTTTCCATCAAGGCATTGGTTTTTACCGCGGGTCGATAGCCGTTATCGTAATACGGATCCACTGATGGCGACAGTTTCATAAATCCAAGCCAGTTCACGGTATTGGACGGATTGATCTTTACCTTGGTGGGTGGAGTGTACTGCGTGTTCTGAATATGCGGAACCGTACTGTATCCAAGGGTGAGCAGTCCATCAGCAGATACAACCGTGTTGGTTGTGGTGGCTGTAGGCAGTGTAATGTTCGCTGTGGTAAAGAACGGACGCAGTTCACCGCGCTCGTAGTCTATGGAGCAGGAGTTCTGCGAATCTGTCACATCCGAAATGGAGTGTCCGTAGAACTCATCAGAGAAGATGGATGTCTTCAGTGGCTCTGCCGCAGCACAGGTTCCACGCAAGGATCGTGCTTCAATCTCTGCTTCAGAAAGGGACAGTTTTGCAAACACCTCAACTTCGTCCACGCGCTTCTGAATCTTGCCGATGTCTGCCATCGTAAACCGCTTGGTGTCCACAGGTGTAACCACGACATCGGTGGCGTTGTGGGTGTATGCAGGCACAGTAAGCGTGGCAAGCACAAGAGCATCTGCTGGATCAGGTGGAGCCATTGGCGCAAGATCAGGTGTTCCCTGCACAATAAAGAACAGTGCTGAACCGTCTTCGGGATCGGCTTTCACACACAGTTTGTCTGTGCGTGGCAGATAGTGGTTGTATGTTACAGCAGTATTTGCCAAACCTTCGTAAACACCATACGGCTTGATCATTTCCGTGGAAGAGGTCAGTCCGCTGCGGCGGAAGTCCAAACAGTTTGCAAGTGATACAGTCTTTCCTGTTCGGGGGCTTGTGTACAGGGGAATTTGTTCATACGGCAGATTCAGGTACGAATGCCGCCCGATGAATGGAGCAGCAGCCAACCCACCGTGAGCAAAGTACGAATACCTAACTGTTAGTCCGATGTTTGTACTCGTGTAAATAGATTCACCTGCAAATGCTTCTTTCACATACAAACGAGAGTTATCGTAGTGAGTTTCACGCTGACCATCATCCAGTTCAAAGTGAGAGGTAACATCAGTAAACGGACTGGCTGAGTAACTTACTCCCGAGATTGAGTAAACATCAATATTGGGTAGTGTAAAGTACTTACGACCATTGCCGTCTGTGGAATAAACACCAGTGCTTATAGCGGCTGATGTTGGGGTAGATGTCTTTGTTCTGTAGGTTGAAGTGCTAGAAATCGTGGGAGAATACACAATCGGCACAATAGGACGAACAGCCTGTGCGGTGAATCCTGCTGGCGCACCGGTCACGGTCAACACAATTTCTCCGTTTGCATTTGTTGACACAACACTATTTGAGGGGGCAGGAGCAAACGCAATGTTGTCCGCATTGGTGAACGCTATCTTGGAAATTTCAGCAGAAGAATTTGGAGTGGATCCGTAGTTCTCAAACAAAAACATACCAGTATTACTTGAACCAATTGTTGAAGCAAAATTGTCCTTTTTGATGGTGTATGTGGTTGTGGTAGTGTTTGGATTTGTTGGATCTATATAAGTGCCAACAATTCTACCGCGAACCGCGAGTGTTGACACATCCTTGATCGCATAGCCAGGCTTGAGTTCGTACAGCAGAGAAGAGTCATCGGTTCCCGCTAGTGTGAATCCGGTGCTTACCTGTGGAGTGAATGTGCCCCACAGGGTTCTTCCCACAGGAGTTCCGTGCTGATAGATGAATCCCGTTCTTCCGCTTACAACAGAACCGCTTACCCCGTACAGATACAGTCGGTAGTAATATCCCGTTTTTCCAGCAGCGGATCCTGTGCGTTCAAGATTAGTTGGGAATGCTCCGTGAACCAGTCCAGTAGCAACAGTTATGTTTGCAGCGTTTCGGATGTCAACATACGCAGAGCCTGAACTGATGGTAGGCAAATTTACAGCAAATGTGGTTCCGGATGACGCAGTGTTACCCATACACACACCCATATACAAACCAGTACTGAACGGGAATGTAGTGGAAACCGTGTCGCTTGAGGTTTGCGCCTTGGGTAATGTCAGCCCCTGCGGATACTGATTTTCCACATCGTAACCAAGCACATACGCTTTGCCTTCACCCACAGACAACAGGTGATTGGTGGTGTCGTATGGCTTCACAGTAAGATCAAACGGACGAACGGTATATGAACCCGATTCATCGTAGGTTCGCAGAGCCAGTGCTTTTTGGATTTCACCGTATGTGATACGATCAATTTTCTTAGTGATCTTGCCGCTCTCAAAACGCAGCAGTTCCACAAAATCATTCGGCGTTTCAGTCAAGTCAGACTGTGCAAGCACAAGACCAATGCTGTAGCGATCTGCACCCGGTGCGTTGTAGTTGTACGAACCAATGGCAGGATCTCGCAGCGTGGAGTCTTGCCGCTCTATTACAAAATCGCGGTTCACCGTGAATCCAATCTTCTTGGATAGATTCGCAAATGCCGTGAAATTCAAGTCACGATACGATGTGGCATTTCCCGCCTGAAGAACCCGATACGGAGCAAACTGCTGTGTGGGGGTACGAACAAAAAATCCGTCAACATAAAAAAGCCCATCAGAAACCGTGATTAGTTTGCAGTCTCCTGATGTTGTGTATCCCGCAGTGGTGGACGACACCAGAGTCAATGAATATACGACATCTTCTTTGGTGAAAGTGCAAACAGTGTACGGGAAAGAATCTCCAGAAATAAAGTCTACCACAAGAATCAGGTTTCCGTCTTCTTCGGGAGCCAGATAATGGACAATCTTGGCTTGAACGGTATACACCGAGTCCGTATACGACAGAATTCCCCCAACCAAGTTTGAATACTGGTCAGCAGTAAGAGTGTCAAGTGCGCTTCCGCTTTCCACATTCACCATGATGTACGAGGAATTACGAACACTCATTCCACCGCCCACAATGCGAGAACCATCCTTGAACAGATAGTTTCCCACTGTAGAAAACTGATCTTGCAGAATGGTCTGAATCTGTGTTAGTTCACGAGCCTGTACCGCATAGCCTGGCTTGAATAGGACACGCAAAAACCCCTTGTCAGCAGAAAAATCATCATAATATGGGTTGATGTTGAAAATGCTTGGGTCGTATGCCATGTGTCCCTCTTAAAAACCAAGTCGGAGTCGGAATTCTTCTTTTTGACCCATATTTCTTTGTATGGGGCGTACATTGTCTATGTATAACACCTCTCCGGAGGTGCGATCAATCTCTGGCAGCGTGACATCCGCGACAATGAAAGCACCAAGGGTAGAACCTGTGATGCCGTTAACCGCAACGCTGTTAAAAGATCCCACAACATCGGTGAGATACAGTGTTCCCCGTGCGCTGTTAATAAAGTTCCAGTAGTACACCTTGCCACTGGCGTATTGAGAATACGAAGCAGTGGAGCCTTGAGTCACGGTATCACCACTAGAGAACGAGTTTTGGGTGAATGCTGCACTGGTGGTGTCCATCGCTCCTGTCTGTGGAGAAACACTGGTAGACAGTTCCAATGCATGGAGTCCCGAATACGAGGGGGCAGCATTCAAATCAAAATATGGGCTTCCTACTTCATAAATTTTGTACTGCTTTTGCACACCCGCCCCATTGTCTGCTATGAGGGCTTGTCCTGTGTTAGTGGTTGTGCTTACCCACACATACTCGCCGTTTCTTGGTGTAACAACAGAAACTGTGCCGGTTGCTCCTGATACTACGCCAGTCATGGAAATACCGGTGACAAAATTTGCGTCTGATGTGAGTCGCACTGTAAGAGTGGCACCACTCACATCAAGCACATTTCCTGTAACGGTGAAACTATATCCAAACGAAACGCCTGATGAACCAAACACAGTTCCTGCCGGAACCGTCTGTGTTACCTTTTCGGGAGATTGGAAACTTGTACTAGACCGCGAACCAAGAGAAATGATGTAATCATTCACCCGATCCTGCTTGGTTACAAACTTTCCAGCAGAGTTTTGAGTTTTCAGGGTTACTAAACTGCTGCCGCCCCCCGATTTAATACTCATCACTTTTGCGGAAGAATATGATTCGGTTCCAATCAGCACATTTGCAGCATTACCGTCAAATATTGCTGTGCTGATTGATCTATCACCAATAATAGAAACATCTCGGTAATACAAATCATTTGATCCCGCGATCATGCCAGAACCGTCCCCAAGAAGCGGATTCTTTATGATTCCGAATTGCCGATACGAGCCACCGCCAATAATATTTTCTGCATCGTCTTCACTAATCTCTACAATAATCAGCACATCTTTGACATTGAGTTCTTTCAAAATATTGCTGCCGTGACCGCCCTTGGGAG